CCCGATTTTCTTGAGTGCCGCGGGTGTGGCTTCCGCGGGCTGCGTTCACCGCAGTGCTACAACAAGCCCGGCATGGAGTACAATCGTATTCGTGCCGTTATCCCCAAGCCTTGTGCTTCATGCAGCAGGCAAGAGTTGCTTTGGCTGCGTGATGCGCACAGGGAGAGCGAAGAGGATTTTTGGGTGTACACCATTCCCGCTTACAACACATGCGATAGGTGTGAGCGTGTGCCAAATCGCGGGAAATTGGAAGAACGTGGGTTCTTTCAAAAGTTGGCACCCATGATTTCGCAGGTTTGTTGCCCATATGTTGATAACAACATTCAAGTTCCCATTCCAATGAGCACCGTTGGTTTGGTTGAACGGGCCATTCATGCGGCCTCGATTGCTGAGAAGGGTTCGGAATACAGGGCCCATGGAACGTTCATCCACCATCTTTCGAATTTGAACATTTCAGAGCGGGATAAGCAAGCGCTTTGTGCTTGGGCACCCGCAGCTATGGGGGGTTATATGAACGCTCACCTTGGAGTTACCCGGAAGTATTCCGCGGGGAGGCCCGTAAGGCACGCTCCCGCAATCCCCAAAACGCAAAGCCCAACCGCTGGGGGTGGAGAATCGCAGGACCAGCCGACGGCTGCGTTAACAAGTGCGGCTTTAAACCCACCCCCAGGCTTGCCCCCGCCCAACGTCGATCGAGCAGATATGATCATTATGGATGACAACAATGGGAATCCCGACGTTGTGGAAGAAGGAGGAGTGCGGCCAATGTATGGCACGCAGCTTAAAGGGGACGAGTATGGTAAGGAAGAGCGTGTGATGAAAGTGGATCAGTTGAAAGAGATGTATCCACCGGCTGCGCCTAAGGTGCTTGCGCACCAGATAGGCCCAGATTTGATCCCAACAGAGGTGATGCAATCCACGGTTGGAAATTTGCAAGCTGGGCTTGCAAAACGGGTTCAGCCATTGCCATTTGAACCAAGCAAACATTTGGAGAAGAAAATCAACCAAGTTGTGAGCAAGTTGATTGTGGAAGTTTTCCCGAAAAGCGCCATTCATAGATGGCGATCGGAAAATCCAATGTTTAGCGATATGGCATCAAAGAAATGGACCCCCACCCGTTTCAGGAACGCTTATAACAATCTCAATTGTGAGGTTGGCAAGGAAATTCAGCATGAGTTCATGATTAAAGTGAATGAAGCGTTGCCTGCCAAGGGTAAAGCACCCAGGCCCATCATCACTTCAGGTGATGAAGGGCAGATTGCCATGCTGTTGCCAGTTAAATGCTTTGAGCATTTGCTGTTTCAGTATTTCAAGGATGCCAGCATTAAAGGAATCGATAAGCATTCCGCGATGAAACGTGTTGCCACGCATTTGCGTTTTCCGTTCAGGCCGGATGGCAGCAAACCCACCGTTATTGAAGGTGATGGATCAGCGTGGGATGCTTGTTGCAATAATGGCATCAGGAACATGACAGAAAACCGGATCATTGAGCATATCATCCAATGCCTTGGCCAAGATGCTGAGGTTCCCAACGCATGGCTTCAGGATTGCCTGCGTGATATGAGGGAACCCAAGATTTATGGAAAAGTCAAGGTTGATGAACGTAGGAAAAAGAACCCGGTGAGAGTTGTCATTGATTCCATTAGGCAATCTGGGCACCGTGGAACCAGTGCATTTAATTGGCTTGTCAATTTTGTGTGCTGGGTGAGTGTGATGTGCGAAAACCCAGATATGATGGTGGTTAAACGCAGTGTTCGAGGAAGGAAGGAGCTGCGTAAACGTTATCAATCAGCTTTTGATGGCAAATGGTATGAGATGAGCTATGCTTTCGAAGGCGATGATTCCGTTTTGGCCACGAATGAGAAGATTTCAGAACAGCGCCAAGAGCACATCATTAAGGAATGGACCAGCTTGGGTTTCAGGATGAAGTTGGTGTTTGGAGGGAAGAAGATGACGTTCACAGGATTTGATTTCCTGTGTGATGAATATGGGCCCACAAACACATTCATCCCGGAGTTGCCCAGGAATATTGCTTCGTCATCTTGGACATGTTCCAATGAGGCGAAAGCTCATCCGCATATGGTGCATCAGATCGGCGCTGCGGCCATGCTTGCACGCGCCGAGAATTTCAAAGATTGCGGTCCATTTTCCAAGTATTTCGCCGAGTTGGGATTGGCCCACACGCGGGTTTGCGGGGATTGTGCGATTGGGGAAGAAGCAGCGATGAAATTAGGCATCGCTCCAGTCGATTCCGTTGTTGATCGGCTGAATGAGGC